CTTTCTAGTCTTGGCAGCCTTCTTAGTCTGCACTCGCTTAGTCTCATTAGCTTTCGCTACTTCCACTTCTTGTTTCTGTTTAGCTTCCGCTTCAGCCTTAGCTGCTTCTTCTGCTGCTCTTACGTTTTCCGCTTCTGCAGTTTTCGCCTGCTCTGCGTAGTACTGCCGTCCGGCCTCAATGTAGTATTCTACATCCGACTTAGCTGGACCATTGTCCAACACTCGCAACTTCATCGCCTTAGCTGATATATCTCCGTATCTACCACTTTTGATATCATCGTGTAGTACTTGAATGTCCTCTGGTCTACCCTTGAAGTAGTCTCTAGACTTGGCATCCCATTGTCTATCTATAATACTCTGTGTAATCTCAAATTCTTTATCAGTACTTATGCTAGATACTACATCATCTATCTTAAGCTGTTGCTCAGTACGTCCGTACTCTCTCGGTTGATAACTAGCAGCCTTTTCCTCATCAATCTCCATTGTGTCTACTCCGGCAATCTTCGACATAGCGCTAAATGCTTCTACATTACCTTTCTTCATATCTACTAATAGATTCAAGTCATCTGCTGTAATTTCATTATCCACCATGATGCTGATATTCTTCCTATGTGGAGCAATCTCCTGCATCTTCTTTGTATAATCTAACGCCTTTGGTGCCAGTTTTATTAGCTCTTCTTGTGTAAGTTCTAACTCTGTTCCGTGTGCTTTAACTTTATACGTTGATATCTTAGGTTCTTCTGTTTTAGCTTCTACTTCTTTTTCAGGATTGTCTTCAGCGTCTTTGTCAAGCTCACTATCAGAGTCCTTATCTTCTGCTTCATCTTCATCTTCAGTTCCATCTTCCTGAGTATCTTCAGTTTTGTCGGAGTCCTCATCAGGTTGTTCCAATTCTTCTTCATCTTCCTCTGGGATAGCTTCTTCGTTCTCTTCGTCTTCTGATTCTTCCGAATCTTCATCCTCGTTGACATCGTCTACTTCGTCCTCTTCATATACGGCTTCAGGTTCGTATTTCTCTTCTACCTCGTCCATATCCAGGCTAACTTCTTCATCCATTGCTGCTTTAGCTTCACGAAAGGCTGCTTCTTGAGCCTCTTCGTCCATAGCGTAAAACTCATCTTCTGTAAGTTCCACCATACTATTCTACCTCTGGTCCTTCTAAGTCAGAAATATCTTCCTCAGCTATGCCACCAATGTTCTTAATAGTACTAAAGTGATCTTGTAACGTACTAATAGCTACTAATGCTTCCATGATTTCAGGCCTTGTTCCTGTCTTCTTCGCATAGTCTGTACCTAGCATACTTACGTTGTCTAATGCTCTGTCTTTGAAGTAACCTTGTAGGATTACTAACTGAAAGTCTTTATTGCTCTCTAATCTTGTCAGTGCTTCGTATTGGTCGGCCCAGTATTGAGTCTCCACCATTTCCATCTCTTGTTCAGTTTGTTGGTTGTTTGCGTTCATGCAAGTCCTTAATTGTTGATTTTGAGTTTAACGACATCTTCTAGTCGAACACTATTATGTTCTTTATTACTGGTATTATAGCACCCAGTTCCTTAATTCAAGCTTACGCCATCAGTCCCTGAGCTTGTGCTATCCCACCACCTTGTACACCTCTAGCTAATCCCTGCTCCTGAGCAACTTGCCCTTGTAGCATTTGCATAGCCATCTCTAGTACTTCCATTGGTACTCCCTGAGCTAGTAACTCATCTGGGTTCGCGCCTTGTTGTAGCATCATAGCTACCTCTTCTACCATTCTTGGGTCAACCTGACCCGCTCCTGTTGCTAACCCATTTGCCATTACTTACTTCCTTCTTTTTTATTGTACATTGCGTCGAATGCTTTCTCATCTAGCTTCGCCATTCTGTCGAACTCGCGCTTTTCCATCTCTTCTTGGTGTGCAATCCCTGCATCTTCACGTAGGAACTTCATATCTTCTAAGTCTGTCTTACTATGTAAGTTTCTTGCCTTAGCTGCTTCTAGGTTAGCTTTTTGCTCTTTTAGAATTTTATCAATCTCATTTTCTCCAGCTCTTGCATACCTATCGGCTATCTCGGCTTTTAGCTTCTCGTTCTCCAACTCTGCTTTCACTACTGCAGCTGCTTCCATTCTCATCTGTGTCTCAGTAGGTTGAGGTGGTTGCCAGTTTCTGTACTCTTGAGCTAGTTCTGGCTGTTTAGTTAAGTCTGCCCACTGAGCTAGCATCTTGTACTTCATCTCATCACTCATGTCTTGACCTTGAGTCTGTAGCATGAATGTAATCTCTTGTGCCTTAGCTGCATTATCCTCATTAGTACTAACCGTAATCTCGATATCGATGTTACCTTCTAAGTCATCTCTTCTAATCTCAACGAACTCGTTATTAGTCATTCTAACTACTTCTGTATCGTCTAGGAACTCTGCATTGTAGCTCATCCATTTTCTCATTAGCGGCTTAACTAAGTTCTCACTTATGTTCCTAACGATGTTCAGTCTTCTTGTACTTTGTGCATCAAGTGCTCCTCTAGCTCCTGTAGCAGTACTACCTAAGCTACTACCTGTAAGCCCTCCACTGAATGACTTAACTCCAGTAATTGACTCAATCTCATTATTCATCATACCTAGCATATCGAATGCGCTTCCTGGTATACTGTTGTAGCTACCATCCCAGAAGTCATTTGGTGTGCCGTTGAATTCGAAGTTCTCTCCATTGATGAATTTACGTCTATTAGCTACGTCAAGTGCTCCTTTACGGATACCTTTCTGTCCATTATTACTTTGAGCCATATTATCAATAATACCTCTAGTGATTGCTGTCTTAATCTTCTGATTGTCTCCAATTAGTTCTGCATTAGCTTCTCCATGCATTTGAAATGGTACACTATTGAACGGTACTACTATAAACGGCGGCTTACCATCTGGATATGGATTATCTTCTAATCTAATAACTACGTCATCTATCCATGTACATACTATCGGCTCTGTAATACCATCACCATCTACATCGTAGTTACCCCAGTACTCGTATACAACCTTCTTCTTTCTTGGGTCATCTTCGAATCTGAATTCAGTCTCATCCTCACTATCGAAGTCTACTTCATTCTCACCTAACGAACCTTTAGTTACCTTATCTAGATTCTTATATCTACCATCTGACTTCAGCGTACTCATATCAGTCTCGTACCTATATATAACGAACTGGCACTTGTCCATATCATCCATACAAGTAGGATCGATGTATATGTCTTCATTTCTACATACTATAGCAGTTGGTCTATTAGTAATGATCCTAGTCTCTGTCACAGTCTGTGTACCTAGTATCATCTCTGATCCATCTGGCATTCTTCCGATAATAGGAACTTCTACTTCAACCTCTTCATCTTCGTAGTCCCAACCACACTGTATAACAGCAGTACCTTCCATATCCAGTACCTTAGCTGCTTTAGTCATGAAGTTGTACCTATTGAACTGTCTACAGAACTGAGTATTTAGTACTAGCTCATTTTGTCTAGCTGACTCTACGTCCTCTGCAGTAACCGGAGTAGCTTTAATTATATCAACTGCACTTACAAATGGGTCTATGATAGTAGAGTGCTGCCACTCACTTTGCTTCTTTATATCTCTTGATACAATAGCTGACTTGCCTTTTTGCTCATTGCCGTATGGTTCGCCATTATAAGCACTAATCCATCCTTCAATCTTACCTTGTAAGTCGTCATGCATCGGCTCGCTTGCTTTTAAATCTGCTTTTAATGCTCGTAGTAATTTACTTTTATTTATTTTCATTTATACTTCCTGTTAGCCATATTGTACCTAATCCTTAGTTAAACTACACTTAAGCTACATCTGCTTTACGGATATGTGTGGCCAATCTCTTCCACCGCCGATACTGTAGCCGAATCCGAACTCTAACAGCATACCTAACTTCATACTTGCTCTCATGAATGCTCTGTACATCTCCATGTAAGCTAACTTAACTTGGTCATTATCTACGTCCCATGGATCCATTCCCTTTACGTATGGTATCACATCAATAGCTAACCCTAACTGGTGATCACTTATAAGCATCTGCCCATCCAACTCACTCACACCCTTATCGAACATAGCTTTCTGCTCACTCTGAGTTCTTAGTCCATCAATCACACTGAAGTCTACTGTTGAGTACTTCAATGCCTTCTCGCATAGCCTCTTTACGCTCTCATCTACTCCATCTAACTTCTCTAAACTACTTTTTCCAAACTTGAACTTACTCATTTATTATCCTTTTCTTATTACTTTTTTCCAGCTCTTTATTGAGCAGTACCGTCAACATATCCACTTGCTTCTGCAAGTCTATTGCTGTCTGGGAGTCCTTAATACGCTTATTGTAGTACGCTACCTTTTCTGGTTCTTCATACCCCTTAAATGCATCAATACCGAAGTTAAGCCCTATAGTCATAATAAACACTGCTATGGACACGTATATAGTCTGCTTAGTTTTGATCTCACTAAACGCCACAGTCTGCTCGTTAACAGCTGCAAGCATTTGTCCGTTAGTATCTGAGTTCTCTTTTCTCATACTCTCTATTATACCGTCAGTACTATCTTGCCTGTTGTGTACATCATCAATTCGTAAATTTATCTGGCTTACTACCATCTCATCCATACCCATCAGACCTAATCCTTAAACTCGTACTTATTTGCTATTGTCTTAAGGAACTCTCTTCCTTCTCTACCGAAGCACGCATCGGACGCATCTATAGCTTCCATCAACTCATCGTGCATCTCTGTTATGTCTCTACCTACACCACATATTGCATACAGTGTACCTTCTAAGTTGTACACAGGGCTCTTATGCACTTCTAGCTTCATCTGCTTACCGTTTATATTACCCAGCTCAAGGAACCTTCTAGCCTTTTCTGTATCCTTAACTACCGCATCTGAATTAGTACAAGTCTCGCCGAACGTGTGGTTAACATCACCAACCCTAGCTTTGAACTCAGTAGCTATCTCTGCATCAGTTTTACCTTTTAGCTCATCCCATGTCATCCCATAACAGAAGTTAGTCATGAACGCCTTATTAGCCATTACGTATCTACCATCAATGTCCTTAGCCCACACCATATCAGGCAAGTGGTCTATAACTTGTGTAAACATATTATTAGCTTCCTTGTACTTCAACTTAGCTTGCTGTAAATCATCTCTATACCTTTTGAGCATGTCATCCTTACATACCATGCAATCCTTGAGTGTCTTATGTGTAGCTTCAACCTTTGCTACTGACTTACCTATACCGAGTACGTCTAACCTATCTAGTAATCTAGTTGTAGCCTTCTGTACCCTATTCCACATATCTTTCATACCTACTTAACCTGCTAACCTATTAATCTGTGTAGTCTTATCCTGGCTTCCTTTACTAGACCCGTAAAAGAAGTTAATTATTGTAGCTACTATAGTACCTAACAGGAACCCTAGTATAGTGTCTGCGAACCTTTCACTACCAGCTGGTATATCAATAAACGTAATCCCGAACATGAACGCTATAGCTGCTATACTCCACAACGCAGCGAAGTAGTATATGAACCTCTTACTGAACTCGTCATCCTGCTCCAACGCAGCCTTCTGCATGTCCCTAGCATTAGCTGTGTTCTTTGCATGGTAAGCCAATAGTTCACTTTCATGTTCTCTCTGGAACTTCTTCAGCTCTGCTATTTCTTCATTTGTTACTGATCCCTTACTTAGATCAATTCCTGTCTTCTCACTTACTAGCTCTATTGCTTTGTCCGCTCCACCTTCTATGGCGTTACTTAGCAAATCTAGTCCTTTTCCTGCCAACTTACTTACTATTGGTGCTAATATCGGTAACATATCTTATCCTTTATAGTTTAGTACTCTGCCAAACATCTTAGTGCTTAGTTTACGCAGTAGTATATCTATTTTCCAGTACTTACTTAAGCCTGTCATGTTGTACACTTTAGTATACTCTTTTATTCCTAACCATCTTTGGCAGTTGCAGTCTAGTACCATATCATCTTTAATTGCTATACAGTGACCTTCACCACTAATCTTGCAGTAATATAACTCAGCACCAGCTAACTCGTCGCTAACATCTTGTAATGTAAGTAGGTATGATTCGCAATCCATTCTATATATTCCATCTTTATCAGGAGTACCTACCTCCCAAACCTCTCTATAACCAAATTTGTCTTTATCAGATTTATATTCGTACCTACTATTAAATTCTTGTAGTGTCATTATAGTATCTCTCTACACTCAGCTCTTTTAGTCAATACTTCTGCTGGCACTTCTTCACCTGTTTCTGCTAACCTTGCATAGTACCAGTCTGTATTATCTAAATACTCTTTAGCTTCTTTTGCTTCATTAGCTTTCTTCTTCATTACTGCTAATTTGTAATCTCTACCTTCTAGTAACTCCTGTGTAACTGTTACTTGTACTTTACCATCAACTATTACTGGTTCACTATGTTTAGCTATACAGTAATCATCTAGCTTATCGTACTCCTTGATGTACTCTACATTTAAGTAACCTAAAGGTCTTATATTGTCATCACATAAATCTCTTGGAAATACTGCTTCTGGTAACTCTTCAGTCATCTCTTTGTAATTCATTACTCGTTTTGTTTCTATATTGTAAAACATCTATTCCTCCATTGCTTGAGCTATTAGCTCTTTTATATTTGGTTGTGGTATATCCACACTTACTATCTCTATACCATTATCTACGAAGAACATTGGAGTATGAGTTAGTGGTTTTATCTTGTGTAGTTCCTCTAACCTCTTCATATTATTCTCTTCTTGTTCCTTAGTGCATCTATCTGTTACTTGCTCTGCTATGTCTTTTCCTAGTAGCATATCTTTGAATGTGCTATTGCTATCTAGTGAACTCCATATCATTCTGAACAAATATATGTCTGTCTGCACTTGTGGTATGAGTACAATCTCTTTCTCATGCTCACACACTCCTTGCTGTGCCAGCTGTCTACACTGGTTACAGTTTGGATTAGTTACTACTATTAACTTGTTCATTAGTCTGCTATACAACGAACTGACAATCCTCGAGACCTATGGGCAACACTTACCATAGCTGCACTTGAATAAAAAATAAGGTCAGCTGACCATTCAGCTTCAACGTCAGGATTGATACTCCAATAAAGCCCATAGAGGCCGTCAATTTCTAAAACACCATCAGTATACTTTCTCCTACCAGCAGCAACTAGTTTCAATGCTGTAAACGCTTCATTGTAGTTCTCAAAACCTGCCTCTTCTGCCTCCCATTCGGATACTGTAGGAACACGAAAACCTGTTGGGCAAGGATTCCAATTTGCTTGTCTAATTGAACCATCAGAATCTCCTGTGCTCCAATCATATGGAGAATTTGGTGCTAGTATAAAATCACCATGACCTGGAGTATCTGTAGCACTTGTAAGTGTAGTAGTTGTTCCACTAGTTATATCCTCATGTCCATCTGCATCTCTACCCCATTGGAAGTAACTACCGTATGCTGCACTGTCATTATATGCTGTTGCTACACCTATCTGTACTGTACTTAAGTTTCTATCTAGCCATACTTTACCAGTAGTAGGTGATATTAATGTTCCATATGTATTTCCGTAACTATCAGTTGGGGCAAACGTTGCTTTAGTAGTACCATTAACTTCACCAACTCCACTATCTCCGTAAGTTGTACCAGTATGTCTAGCTTTGAATGTGTATGTTGTACTAACTGATAATATACTATCAGGTACATCTATTGTAAGCTTGTTACTTGTATTACCTATTGAACTCCATACTAGTGTAGCTCCATCGTATATTTCCCAATCAGTGCTTAGGTGAGTATCTGTACCATTAGTTACACTAAATGCACTTGTTGTTAGTGTTGGTGTTTCTGGTACATCTGACGGACTTCCTGCTACTGTTAATGCTGGTGTATTAATGAAAGTATTTACTGTAGTCCCAATTACCTCTACATACTCACTAACTCCGTAAGTAGTACCTCTGTATCTTAATCTAAATGTATATGCTGTGTTTATATCCAAGGTGTTACTTGGTAGTGTTATTGTTTCTAAGTTAGCACTATCTGCTAAACTTTCATATACAACTACGCTATCACTATTTCTAACTACTTGCCAGTCGGTATTTAAATGAGTATCTGTACCATTAATAACATTAAAAGAAGAACCTGTAAGTAGTGGATTAAGTAGCACATCACTTGGTGTACCCTCAACTGTTAAAGTTGGTGTTTCTATATATATGTTTGGTGTAACAACTGTTAATATATCACTATATGCACTTATATAATTTTGACTACCTTGTTGTACTCTTATGTAATACGCTGTTAAAGGTAGCGGCAAAGACGGGGTGAACGTTAACAAGTTACTTGCACCCTCATAACTATCTACTATGTTAGTAAATGCTACATCTGTTGCAGCTTCCCATTTAACATAATCTTGAACTCCTACATAACTATCACTTGTAACATATGTAGCTGTTACTGCTCCAATAAAATCAGTTGTTCCATTTGCTGGGCTTACTACTATTGGGGCTACTATGTTACCTAGAGCGTTTACTTCACTCTTCTTAGCTAGTAGTATATCTGTACCACTTGCTGTACCTACAGCAACTCTACCTTCGTCACCACCTGCAGCGTAGGCATCGTAACCTAACGTACCTTCTGGTAGTGAACCTTTAGTACCATCTGTATCTATATATAGTATCTTACTCATTATAATCCTTTTAATTGCCTATTATAGCAAATCTTAACTTAAGTAATACTTTACCACTCTACTGTACTAGTTAGTGTACTGATGGTGTTTGTATTAGCTACTAACGTAGCTCTTTCTACCAGTGTATACACTCCATTAGTAGTGCCATCAGTGTGGTTATCTGTATTACGATTATTCGTGTCTCTTGTATCAAGCTGAGCAGTTATTTCAGTATTTGCTAACTTAGTCTTCTCATTATCAGTATACTTATTAGTATCTGCGATACCTTCGTACAGTGCCTCAATGTCAGCGGCTGTTAGTGTGTTACTTACCATAGCGTACACCGTACCAGTCCATCTATACGTACTAGTATCACTTCCGCTTGTCTCATCAGCTACGACTACGTATATCTTACCAGCCTCTCCACTTGCAGGTAAGTCTGCGTATGTAGCTACTTCTACTACATCATCTACGTAACTAGGTAACTGTGCTGCATCTATCAACCCTAACGCATTCAGTCCTACATACCCATCAGGTGTATTCTTATTAGCTTTAAGTTCTACATCCAGTACATCAAGTTTGTCACTTAGTAGCGTTAAGTCTAGTACCTTTAGCTGCTCACCACCAACTAACGGCGTAACTAGCTCTACCGTAGTACCATCTACTACCGTGTATTCAGCTATGCTACCATCCACCAGTACTAGTACCTTACTTGAGTCTGCCACACTTATACTAGCTTGTCCTGCTGTGCCTACAGTTATTATGAATGCCTCTACGTCGTCTACTAACGCAAGTACCTTATTCTCTGTACCTGTACCTATGTACACTCTACCGTTATCACCTGTATCTGACAGGTCAATACCGAACTCACCTCTAGCTAGAAGCTCTCCTAACCCTAGTCCTTGCGTATCTACTCTTCTAATTCTTGCCATCTATACTCCTTATGCCACTGTAAAATCAGGGCTCTTACTAATAGTACCCTCAACGTCTGCTTGATAATGTAAGTCTGCTTGTATCCCGTATATAGCTCCTGCTACATTCTCGCTTAGTAGTATAACTTGTGCAAGTACTACAGTATCCGGCTCTAGTAAATCGAACGCTTGCGCATCACTACACTCTAGTACGATATGTTCACCAGGCACTTCTAAGCCTGTATAAGTGTAAGTCATATCTACATCTGTAGTAGCAGCTGTTAAACTATCACCTTGACTGTGCCCTCTAGCTATTACGTAACTGAATCTCCACGTTACCTGAGCTCCTGCACTTTGAGCATCTGCACACATGAAGTGGATATGTGGGTACGCATCTGTACCTAACGCATAATCATGATTTACGTGGTAAGCTACCGGTAACTCTTCGCCGGCGGCCCACTGTGACATTACTATTCCGTTACCTATATCTGCCCATGCTGGTTCGTTAATTGCTCCACCTCTTGCAGGGATGAATTCTGCAATCAAGTCCTTCCATATCAATCCGTGCATCGGTATACCACCAACTTGTAGCTTATGGTCTGATGTTGCGTTCGGTAAGTCGGCTATTAGGTTTACTCTAAGCGTATCACTATCTGCACTAGAATTACTAAGACCTGTAATGGCACTAATCGGATGTTGGTCTACAGCATCCCTTGCTCTTAACTGATCGTGTCTTGTAGCTAATGGTGTATTAGTGTTTGATGCGTTTTCGTCACCAACTACATACGATACAGTCTTATTACTGTTTGACGTAGTACTTGCGTACACCCTTATTCCGTACCTAGCTGTAGCACTAACTACCTTTACTGGTTCTGTTACTTCGAACTCTATGTGACCTACCGTAGTTGTTAGCTCTGGACTAGTCGATGTGAATAGTGTAGTCTCTACTCCAGTCCCGTCCTCTTTCATGAACCCTTCGTATCGTAATCTAGTGTCTCCGTTGTCATTATCTACACTACCGTAGAAGTTAGCTGTCCACTTACCTGCGTCAATTACCGTAGTTCTTATTGGTAAGCTGAACAGGTACGTCTCCATTAGCTGCTCACCTCCACCACCAGTAACTACAGCCGCTACAGTAGTTTCTGTAACGTCTGGTGTGTAACTTAATGTCTTGTAGTTCCCATCAACCGTTGATACTACATCACTGAAGTACAACGCAGCAGCGTATCCACCACTACCAGCAGCTATCGTTAAATCACCACTACCAAGCAGTGTGTCCCCGTTTACACTCTTAATATTAGTTTGGTTCACTAGCTGATCTTGCTTTGTACCTATCTGAGCAGCTGTAGTTGCAGCGAAGTTCGGATCGTCACCTAGTGCGTTAGCTAACTCGTTTAACGTATCTAACGTACTTGGAGCCGCACCTACTAATCCTGCTATCTTTGCATCCACTTCCGCACTTGTATCTGCATCAGTTATCCCATACCCTGCTAATGTAATAGCATTGTCAGCTTTACCGTTTAGTGCTGTTTGTGTCGCATTACTTACTGGCTTGTTGATATCACTAGTATTATCTACTTGATCTAACCCTACTTGTGACTTAGTCACACTGTGTGGGTTATCTGTTCGTAACGTATGTGCGTTATTACTTGCTGCACTTATCTCCAGTAAATCTAAATCTACATGTTGTGTTACCGCTATATGCCCAACTTTGGTTTTATCTATTGTAGTGTACTTTTCTGTACCTATAATACTCTCATACAGTGCTGCTATTTCACCTGCAGTCTGATCGGCTGTTGCTCCAGCTTCCACCCCACTTAAGTCAACACCGACTGCGCCTGCTATGTCCAAGTTAGTAAGGGCCACGTTACCGTCCCTACCGTTAAAAGAGCTAACTACTCCTGTATTTACTAAGTCCGCGAAGTTGGTTAACGCTTCTCCGAACTCCTGAGCTGTTCCCGTATAACCGTACTTAGTTACATAGGAGTACGCATCATCACCATTCCTAACTTCGAACCCTCCTATGTTTATAGTCTCATCGGCATCTCCATACATCACGTACGTATCAGTCTCTCCCGGTGTCTGGAAGTCTCCTTCTGGATCAGTAGTACCTACAGCCGTAACATGGTGTACTCCTTGTCCTTGGTCTCCTTTAGCACCTTTCTGTCCTTCAACGCCCTGAACTCCTTGAATCCCTTGTATACCTCTAGGCCCATCTTCTCCTTGGTCTCCTTGGTCACCTTTAACTACTCCAGTATTATGGCTAGTCCCGTCACTGAATACTATAGTAATTGTGTTATCGTTATTATTAGTAACGCTTGTAACTGTTAAGTTATCTCCATCAACTCCGTCATTACCTTGTGGTCCAGTAGCTCCTTGTAACCCTGTGTCACCTTGTTCGCCTTTAGCACCTCTTACAGGGTCACTAGTAAACACCGTACCATCACTGAACGTCAATGTAATACTGTAATCTGGGTTACTTTGCACATCCGTAACTGTTACGCTATCGCCTTTATCACCTGTATTACCTTGTACACCAACAGGTCCTTGATTGCCTTGTGGGCCTTCTGGACCTATGTCGCCTTGCGGACCTTGACTTATGTTCTCATCTATTATTATTTGCTTTACAAACTCTGTAAAGTCTCCTACTATTTGTGCCATTAACTACTCCATTCTATTGTATCTACAGCTTCTGTATAACCAACTATATTAGCTTCTAAGTCACCACCAACCAGTGTGAATTCGTACACAGGTGTCAGTCCTATGTCGCCTTGAAGGCCTCTTTCACCTTGATCACCTTTTTGACCATTACGTACACTGATGTGCCCTAAGTTAACCAACTCATCAGCATCACCATATATAGTATATGTATCTACCTCACCTACAGTACTGAAGTCACCTTCAGGATCAGTGGTGTTAGTAGGTGTTACATGGTGTACGCTTACACCTTGCTCGCCTCTAGCTCCTTGCTCACCGTCAATACCTGCCGGCCCTGCTACAGTGCTTTTAAACGTACTAACGTTATTAAGTAAGAATTCCTCTGCTGCTTCTTCTATCTTATCGTGTATATTGAATATAATAGTACTCATTACCACTCCTTCTCAGTAGCATCTGCTACAGTTACATTCACACTGCTTCCATTTATGTCTGCATAAGAAGCTACATCATAAACTAGATTACCTGCACCGTCTACATCAAACTCTACTACAGGAGTAAGCCCGTTGTACCCTGATGCGCCTCTAATTCCCTGCAAGCCGCGTAACCCCTGCAAACCTTGTAGTCCTCTTATCCCTTGTATACCTTGCGCACCTTGTGGACCTACAGCACCTTCTAATCCGTCCTGTCCGTCTTGTCCATCAGCACCTGCATCACCTTTTGGTACCGTTAAGGTAGTACCATCCCACGTCACATTACTACCAGGTGCTCCGGTAGCTACCATCATATTGATGATGTTTAGCATGTTAGCCAATGTACCATCTGTAATAGCTGTATTAATATCCTCAATAGCACCTATTTGTTCTGCTACGGATCGTACTACATCATACTTACTATCTATCTCCCTATCAACAGCTAAGTCAACCGGAGATGTAAAACTAGTCTGCCGTCTCATCTACACCCATCCTTTCTCTTGCACATTTCTACTAAGCGGACCATCTGCAGTCATTACACCCAAGGTCTTAGTTCTTTGTACACTTGCTTCAAACCTTTGATAGTGCGTGTTATTCTCTGCTTGTATATTACCATCAATCGAACCATGTCCTCTATACCCTATGTAGTGCAACAACGCCTCTACTAACTGTACTGGTAGATCTATATCACTAGCTAGCGTCTCTGGTGTGTTCACTATCAATGTCGGCTGTTTTACATATATCACACTGATATACGCACCACTAGTAGCCACAGGTACTTGAATCTTATTCCAACTAATCGTCATAATACTCAACGGATCATCTTCTTTATTAATGCTAATCTCTGTACCGTCTTCCTCATACGCTGCACTTATGTACATCAAGTCATTAGGTAACTTGTACACTGTATCACTTATTCTCTCATAGCTATCATTGTTATCGGTCACCCTACCTAGCTCTATGATGACTTCTTCTGTATCAAGAGGGAACCTCTTATACAGCTCTATCATCCCTAAGTTAATGAATGATATAACAGAGTCAGTATCATCCTTAACTGCTAACTTTTTTAACTCGCCTTTAACAGCTAAGTCTATTACTTTTTCTACTGTCATTTCTATCCTTTAAATCCCCATTATAGCAATTTTATCCTTAATCCACTATTAACTAGAACACTGTTGAGCAGCCCGATCCATGATCCTCATCATGATTGAACCTAGCCCATACACTATCTATAGCCTCTTCATCACCGAACTCTCCACTTACCTGTTCACTCGGTAACCTAATATCAATCATACCCAGCTGACTAATACAGTCAATCGCATCATCATGTCCTGCAAATCCGCTATATGTAGTGTACTTCAACTGCTTCATAGTCTCTTGCATATCTGGCGTATCAGATAGTTGTTGTGGAAACCACATCTTCTTATTCTGGAACTGTGGTAACATATACCTGAATCTCTCATGTTTATTAGTACCTGTACCCTTACTCAGTATCCCCTCTCTAGTAATTGGAGCACCTTTCTGTTTAGCAAAGCTGAAGTACTGATTCCTCTTCTGCATCATCTCTTTCAGTGCAAACACGTGAGCTTTCTGCTGTCCATCTACCTCAATCCCAACTTCAATATGATTTCCGTATCTACCCCACGTCTGTAGCATCCTAAACAACTCATTATACTGCTCTTGTATTCCTTGTCTTCTTACACACACATCCAGCAGGAAGTAATCCGTATTATGACTCACAGCCCATACCATCAATCCACTGAAGTCACTCTTAGCCTCACTTGTAGTTGTGAAGTCAGTAGTTATGTACAGTGTATACGCACCTAAGTTCTGCATGATATTCTCTCTATTATACTCTTGAATCAAGTTATCAGGTACCATTCTATCTTCTTCATTTGCCATCTTAAGCATACGCTCTTGGTTGAACGCTCTAGTAGTATTACTCTTAACTGCTTGCAGATACTGCTCTTTAACTGCTTCGTACGGATGCATCTCTACCCATGCCCCTCTGAACTCCTCTTCAGTAGTATTCTCATCTATCTGCTCACATATCGGTATAGCTACAGGCGTATACGACCCATCTAGTAGTGTTTTAACATTTGGATCTCTCATATGGAATGGTGTAAACACGTTAATTATCTTACCTTTACCTCCACCTTTCAGTGCATTGATCGCATCGGCATTAATCATATCCTCTAAGTTACCCATTATCGTCTCCGAGTAAGCAGCTGCCATATTTGGTATGATATCATCGAACAGTATCCAATCCGGTCTATGTGCACCATGATTCGACCTAACTCCCCTGATATTACCAGAACTTGCTCCCATAGTCCTTAACAGGAACACTCTCTTATCTAGCTTCTCATTAGCCTTAACCGGCTTTCTGACCCACTCAGCCTCTGTCTCTGTAAACCTCATACTCTCGAAGTAACTCTTACAGAACTCACTATCTTCACACATCGATCTCAATGCAAGCGCCATTACACGCCCCCCACCTTGCGCACTAGCACCTACAGCTAGTATGAAGTATATTGGTCCATAATTTGGAACCTCACCCTTAACCGCACAGTAAACTGGCAGGAACGCTGTAATCACACTCGACTTACCTAATCCTCTACTCATCATAATAGCTATACGTTTATTATTAATGTTAATCTTATCCTGTACATCTTTACTATACGGGTAGTTCTCTCTAGTTATGTTACCGAACAGTAAGTCTACTATCCAATAATGCACCAACGGTGAATCGAACTCGAAGTCCGCTCCATTAACTAACCTCATTATATTGAAGAAGTCAATTGCATCAGCACTAGGTATGTAGTTCCTGAACTCCAAGTCTATGTTGAGCAACGCTTCTTCTATATCAAATACGTTATCTTTATGCTCAGCCATCTACTATCTCCGCATCCAGTACTACTGCATTGCCTAGCTTCTGTGCATCTTTCATACTGTACCCATTCTCCAGCATTTTTCTCTGGTTATTAGCTAGTACAGCTAGTTGCTCATTCAACTGTGTCTGCATATCTTTAGTCTCTGCGTTCATACCTACACTCAATTCTATCTGAGCATTCTCTGGTGGTTTAACATGTGTCAGTAGCTTATCAGCAGCACTGATTCTATCCTTACTGTAAGCAGCATCTGTCATCTCCTTAGCTAATACAGCTACAGCCTCGTACCTTGACGACTGGAACATTAGATGCAATGGCATATCACTCTGCGTTAGTATCTTCTGTACCATTGGAGTACGTCTGAATCTACTAGCTGCATTAGTCAGCTCTCTATATTCCATACTCTCAGTATCTACGCCAATCCTATCGATAACGAACTGATCACTTGCTCTAGCTCTTCTATACGCCTCTGTAACGTTTTCTTCTGATTCTAGATACGCACAGAACTTCAACGCATTGATGTAGTTCCTCATCGAATACTGACCTTCTAGCATTACATTACTATATGTAAGCAAGTTATCCATGAACTCATCACCATTGAACATCGGATCACTATTAGCTTCATTAAGCATCCTAGCTGTCTCTTCTGTAATCGTATTCTTCTTAGCCGGGAATAATTCCTTCAGCTTCTCTACTGTATACTCAGTAGTCTCTCTTTTTACTATACCTAAGGCCATTAGTAACTCACTATACCTAGGTCAATCATTAGTAGTAGTCCAATAATTGAAGCTGCTAATATAGCTATCTTGGTTTGCTCTTCTAACCCTATCATTTATTACCCTTTACTTTTCTGTGCTTTAATACCATTATCATTCAGGTACTTAACCACATAGTCATCACTGTCGAGTACTAACTCAACACCATTATCCACAGCTAGTCTATAAATCCACTCTGCTTCATCTTCTTGTCTATTATCTGTAGTATAATCACTACTTTGTATTGTTCTGATATGCTGGAACGCTTCGTCTACTGTATAGATACCAAACTCAACGCTACCGTCAAGTCTTACTATACCAGCTATACCACTACTATCTTTAATCATAGTTTATCCTTTAATACCTAATTATACAGTACCAAGTCTTAAACTACGGTTAGTGTTCCTTATTCTTGTGCTTGGCTTTCCTACTATACTTCGTCTTATCCGGAACACTTTTAGTTCTCAGATCAATCTCTCGTCTAGCAAATAGCTCTTTATTGTAGTCTCGTTTTTGTTTAGTACTCATATACCTATATCCTTGCCCATAGATGCTTCGACTTCTGCCATCTCTTTGCACAACAGCTCGTGTGCTTTAGCTTCTCTAATACGCACCACCTCAGATTTAGTAATTCTGTCAACTAGTACTTGTAACAGTTTATCAACTATGCTTACGATATCTTGTAGCTCCTTATGGCATAATGGAACTACCTCATCATTTAGCATAACATTCCTTTCATTTGATGACAGCCTAACCACATCTGTTTTTGTGTAGTACTGCAGTAACTCTCTATCAGCAGTAGCTAGATACTTATCTGCATCATCTAAGTACACCACATCGTAGTGTGATACGAATTCTATTTTTTCTTGTATATTCATTTTATTTCCTTTGTGCCATATTTAGTATGCTCGTAGCTATACTCTTCCTCTTCTCTCTGTAACCTAAGTAACTTACTTCTAGTTACTACATATTTCCTAACCTCACTCTTCGTATAGAACCAATTCGGTAACCCATTCATTAGGTCTAGTTTATCCAGCTCATAGCTAGTATCTATATCCTCTTCTATATCCTTACTCACTGTTAGTTGCATCTACTACCCTTTCATAAGCCTCTATAGCTATATCCTTATCTAGTATAAAGCATTCAGTCATACCACTCCATTTCTTACCATCACAGCTAATCCTGTCATCTATGAACTCTTGATGTAAGCTAGTCTCCTTAGTAAATACGTCATCTACTTCCCTATCTCTCACTATCTTAATAATCGGTGTACATCTATAGCAATCGAAGTAGCTACCAATAATCTGCAGCATCCTCTCCTTACTACTATGCCCACTGGCCTTACCGAATTTGTACGTAGGTTTATCATAACCCTCTACCCATATCTCCATTAGGTACAATCGCTGTACCTTCTCTTTACCTAACTTTCTACTTACATTGAATGTCATTATCTGTGTATTCTGATAAGTGTAGTTACTTCTTCTACCAGATTATGTGGTACTATCATCTCATAACCACCATCTTCTGCACGTGTTGGTACTATACTTAGGGCGTGTAACTTAGCTGACAGCATAGCCCATCTTTCTTCGTACGTATCCTGCATACTATAGCGACTAGGACAAAATGTAAGCTTCTGAGGCTCTTCATTATATTCTGCAATATGTTTAGCTATTCTAGCACTTAAGTACTGTGTCTCATTACTTTTAGGTTTCACCACTACTGACCTAATCTTTTTATGTCTTATCGTAGTTGCTAGGATGTCATCTGTATTAAACATGAACCCTTCGTAGTTACCTAGGTATACAACACCGCTTTCAGTGTATACTACAAACCCGGTACCATCTTCTAGTTCCTCTACCACTCTATATTCTACGAACTCACTAGTAGTTATCACTACATCCTCTATAGCTAGGTCTACCATTATCGGTAATCCTAGTAACTCTTTTGTCTTATTCTTTATTAACTTTATCATATTATACCTTATTATTTTTCTTCTACTTTAAACTTGTAGTTAGCCAGCTCCGCATATTTCATCCTAGTTGCTATGTTATCTGTAGTTATATTATCCATCGCAACTGAAGTGTAGTACCATGCCTTACCCGCTTCTGTCTTTATATACGCATCGGATGACCATTCTACTTTATTGCTAGTATCTTCAGTGACGTTCATCTCTTCAGTCGTCTTAATAACCTTAGCTATACCAGTCACCTTGTTAGTTGTAATGGTTATACCTTTAGTACTGTCGTACACTTTTATACTATTACCGTTAAACAATGGATCTATGTACTCCGGTCTGTGCTTAGCTATGTATACTGCATTCTGTAGCGTCCTGTGACCTACTGCCCATTGTTTAGCTATATCACTTTGCTTACCTTTGGTAGTCTGGTATTGTTTTAGTGCGCTCATTACTTTCTGCGTATCTGTTAGGTTCCTTCTAGTATTGAGGCTCTTTACAATCTTAGCCACAGTAGCGTAATCTAGTTCTGGACTAAGTACTCTAGTTGTTATAGGAGTATCAGTAGCTACGCAAGCTATCTGTCTACATCTACCGTCTACAACCTTCTCTCCAGTTCCGTCATCCCACAGTACAATATCATCCTGCAACCCGTTAGCTCTTATATCTTCAGTGAGTGCTAGTTGTTCCGCTTCGCTGGCTAGCGCTACTATACCAGCTAATTCATGTATCTCGTATGTCATTTATACTCCTTATGCGTATATTATACGTTAATTGTGCTTAATAAATACTTAACCGCATAAATGCGTACTTGTATTCGGTAGCTTTGTTATATATAACTATCTATATGTTATGCGTAGCAAGTCTCAGGTACGCATTTGTGCGTATTTAACTTAAACGAAGCTTAACCTCATGTAGGGAATTTTTATATTTTTTGGTATGTGATTAGGCACCTATAGTGTACCTTTCATACATAGTCCAAGCAAGTCTTTTACCTTGTAGGAACCTTCTTAGCTCTTTGCTTATAGTAGCTTTCTTTCTAGTGTTGCCTAGAGCTAACTCTTGATCTACTAACCACTGTGCGGCACTTCCACAGCTAACAAATTCCTGTCCTGATACTACGATACTCTTACCTGTAGCCTTTACCATATCTTCTTTTGATACAAATTTCATACCAGTCACATCTTTATAGCCATCGTAGGATTTATTACTGTTCTGTAGTCGTATAGACTCTTTTTCCACATACCTACTGAATTCAGTCTTTTGCTTACCTAGCTCTGTTTTCGTTTTCTCCAGCTCCTTTAGTAACCTCTTTACTTCTTTCTTTTCTTTTAGTACTTCCTTTTTAAGTGCACTCATTTTAGTTCTGAACTCCTCGCGTAGTTTAGTATGATGATCCCTGCCGCCTGTTGTTTTATAGTACTTTATATTTTGTTCAGCTGTACACCATCTTAAGTTATCCACGCTATTGTTAGTCTTGTCCTCATCTATATGATCTACCTGGTGCAGACTTTCTGGGTTTGGTATAAACTGTTGAGCAACAAGTCTGTGCACTAACTTATACGTCTTATTACCATCTGCGTCTGTAAGGTTTACGTTAATGTAACCACTAGCGTGCTGTGACCCTATTAGGTGTATAGAGCCATTTTTCTTGTAACTTCTAACCTGTCCTTTAGTGTCAACTGTATATCTATTTTCGTACCCCTGTATCCATTTTTCGTTGCTATTCATATATAGTCCTTTGTTTTAATTTGTAGTATAATTATACTACAAATATACTTAAATACTTCTTAGAGGGGGGCTTCATGTGTGATAAAATATTTCTGCTGAGGCGGTCTTGGTATACTCCCACACAACTCAATCCGGAACCCCACCCCCCATAGCTTACTCCTAGGGTCCCTTTATTCCTCTTGCCCTTCTTTACTCACACACATGCAACGTTACCTGTCTCTACCATTCATAGGTTCGCTTCGCTCACATCGAGTGATGGTAAGTAAGTAGGCAGTCGTTAAACCATATATAGCATTGACTAGCTGTACCTTAATCATATCATAAAGGGCATAAAGTGGAAAGTTTAGTATTAGTTTTAAGTATAGTTATTGTAGTTATTTGGGTGTTATCTTGGTTCAGTGGTAAAGAAACGAAGAATGTAAAGAAGGACTTAGCTTCAGTTGTTGGTCTAGCTACTGAGGAGTGGAAAGTAGGTATGCACAAGCAAGCAGTTACATCTGATAACGAATGGTTATCTGATCTTGAAGAGGAGTTCGGACTTGATAAAGAGACAGCAGTGGCTAACTCACAAGCACTAAGAGCAGCATTAACTGGCAAAGTAAAACAAACAACTAAAGAGGAGACAAAGTAATGACTATTACAACAGCAATCGGTGGAGACGCAACTCACCAGAAAGTAGCACTATTATATATCAAGCAGGGATTAAGCCCTATAGACGCAATGAATACACTTAAACTGTGTAACTTTGTGGTTAACATCGGTGGCACTAAATACAAAGTTAAGGCGTCATCAGTTGCTAGTATTATGACTGGCTTTAGGCTAATTGAACATCAAGTAACTAGTGGCAGAGCTACTTGTACTAAGACAAAGGGATTACAATGGAAATAATTGGTACAATATCAGCAGGATTGGTAGTATGCATGTTGGGAACTATATGTTACATGAGTTTCTATATTATCGATAAAGGAGGCAATGATGTTTGATTCAATCTGTAATTGGTTTGCTCGTAATGGGTGGCTGTAATGGTAGGGCAACGACTAACTTATCAGGAGCATAATATTGCTATCATCAAAGCACTACTAGCTGATATCACTCAGCCTGTAGTAGAGGCTACTCCAAGTGAGGAATACATAGCAGGCATTGACTTGTCTGCATATCAAAGCTAGCTCTTCGGAGTTAGTTTATTTTTTCTTTCTACTCTCACACTGTACTCGCACACCCTTTGCAGAGAGGCCGGGAGTGAATCTTTATCTTTCTACTCTCAATTCAACCACTCTCATCACACTTCGTGTGTATCTGATGATGGTATACACATTGTAGTACGTACTGTAGTTTGTATTGAGTGGATAGGCTTACAGTGACATTGCATTTTGTTAACTTTATGTGAGTTTTCATTGCAATTTGTCATTATTGTATACTTTCTATACAGTTTCGAGTTGAGGTCAGTGTTGAGTTGTATATTTTCTATACAGTTATATGTGGAAATGTAGGCTGGAGTTGTATAGTTTCTATACTCCTTAACTACTTCTTAACCTTACTTCAACTCCATCCCTGATACACCAACATACACTACAACTACTTTGCAACTAACTACAATCCGTATACAACCACTCACTTACATCAACCTTCGGTTGTATCTATTGATGATACATTCAACCGAGCCACTACTATAGTAGTTCCGTTGAGTTTACTACCAAGTAAACCAATCCAATCAGCCTAGAAAGGGGTAACAATGATAGAATTTACTATAGCAATCGTTATAGCAATCATACTATGGAATCTGCGTACAGCATTCTACAACAAAGCCGATGTGTTCAAAGAGCAAGTCGAAATCTCCGTAGCCACTAACAAAGTGGACTTACAAGACGACTACGATGAGCTCATCAAGCTAATTCAAGAGAAGAAGCAAGCACAAGGCGGTAAGTGGCATTATATGAAAGACATAGAGAAGCTTATGCACAATGACGAAAAGAGTGAGTAGTTATTATGAAGTACTTACTAGTAATCAGTGTAGTTGTACTATTAGCTATTTGTGTAGTATCCGCTAAGCCAGCTAACAGCAACTCAACCGTTACGAGTATGTTTAGCCCAAAGCCAGTAAGTGTTAACTTCTGGTCAGCATCTGTTAAGTCTTAGACTTCACCCATTCCCAATAACAAAAAGAGAGAACCCAAATGA